GACCATACATATGGTGATTTATCAGCAACATTTTATGCAGATAAATATTTAAGAGAAAGACAGTATTTTGAATTATGGCAAAAAGCTGCTTTCAATAGTTTATCAAATAACTATGAATTTTATGATAACTATGTATCAGACATAGACTTATTTAATCTAGGACAATTTGCTAATTCAGCAGGTTCATCTGAAGACCCAAGTGCTAGAGATGACTTAACACATGGTGTCAAACTGTATGATTGTTATCCTACAAGTATTGGGGCACCAGCACTTTCATATGAGAATAATAATGTTATAGAATTTACTGTAACATTTAAATATAGATATTGGCAAAACTATTTTATTACTAAGACTGCTGATGTAGCACTTGGTGATGGTGGTTTTGATAAATCAATTGCAGGAGAACCAGGAAGACTAAATGCAGGTGGTGGTCTACTAGGTGGACTATTACAATTATTACCACCTGAACTAAGAAGAGCAGGACAAGGACTACTAGGAGATTTGAAACGAAGAATACCTATAGGAGATTTAACAGGTGGAAGAGTATTTCCACCATTTTTTTAATATAATGTGAGGATATTATGGCATTACCAAGAGTAGAAATACCAACATATGAATTGACACTACCTTCCAGAGATGAAAAGATAGCGTTCAGACCATTTACGGTAAAAGAAGAAAAGATATTAATGATAGCTGCAGAATCAGAAGATGAAAAAGAAATGATTACTGCTGTTGGAAGAATTATTGAGACATGTACTTATGAAAAACTAGATGTAAAGAAATTACCTCTATTTGATATAGAGTATATATTTTTACAAATACGAGCAAAATCAGTAGGTGAGATTGCAGAGTTTAAAGTATTATGTCCTGATGATAATAAAACTTATACTGATGTTGAACTCAATCTTAGTGAAGTAAATGTACAAGTAGATGATAATCATAGTAATAAAATTATCGTTGATGAGAAAAGAAACTTAGGAGTAGTATTTGCATATCCTACACTAGATATATCGCAGGTTGGCGAAAACTTTAATGATATGAAAACAGAAGATATTTTTCAAGTATTAATATCATGTGTAGACCATATATTTGAGGGGGAAAAGATATATCCAGCAAAAGATAGTACAAGGAAAGAACTAACAGATTTTTTTGAAGATTTAAATCAGGATGCTTTTGTAGAGATTAGAAAATTTTTTGATTCAATACCTCAATTAAAACAAGAGGTAGAAGTAGAAAATCCTAAAACAAAAGTTAAAAGTATAATAACATTTAAAGGATTACGAGATTTTTTTCAATATGCCTCTCCCACAACAACCTAGAGGCTTACTTTGAAACGAATTTTGCACTTATGCAACATCATAAATATAGATTAGATGAATTAGAAAATATGATACCATGGGAAAGAGACATATATGTAGCAATGCTCATTAATTATATTAAAGAAGAAAACGAAAAGAGAAAGAGAGAACAGGAGAAGATGAAATGATACCAATGGAACTTATAAGTATGGGTGCCTCAACAATACTTGGTGGTGTATTATCCATCATGGCACAAAAAGGTAAAGACGCCGCTGAAGCACAAAATAGACTAATGGCAAGAGCAGGGTTCGCCGCTGAACAAGCTGATAAAGCGAGAGAAGTACAAGACCCATTTACAAAAAACACAAGGCGTTGGATTGCCTTGATGTGTGTATTTGCAATTATAGTTTTACCTAAAATTGTATTTTTAATTGCACCTGATACACCAATATATGTTGGATACACAGAAGCAACAATGCAAGGATGGTGGATATTTGCTAGTAGCACAGATGTAACACAATGGAAACCACTAGAAGGATTAGTTATAACACCTCTTGATACCCATGTTGTATCGAGTATAATCGGATTATACTTTGGAGGCAGTTTGGTAAGAAGATAATGGCAGAGGCAGAAAATGTAAAATTTAGTAAGGAAGAGGATATAAAACCTCTTGCTAATACTTTCAAAAAGATTTTTTCACCTATCGCTAAGATAGGTCCTGCTATTATTAAAATTCCAAAAGAATTGAAAAGAATAGGAGACAATCTGAAAGAAGATGTAGAAAGTGGTATACCTGAAAAATTTCAAAAAGCTTGTGATAAGTTAGAAAATGCAAATGAAAAGTTTGTTATGGACTTTGGTGGGCGGGTAGCAAAAATAGCAAAAGAACAAAGAGAAGCTGCTACTACTAAAGCACAAAAACTTACAGAAGCAGGAGTACCTGCTGTTGTTACCAAAAATAATGAAGTTAAACAATTAAATCAAAAAGAAATATTAGGTGAACAAGTCAAACTATTAAAAGTAATGGAAAAACTTTCTAAAGCAGAAAAAGAAAGAGATGTACTTATTAAACAAGCAAATGAAGGTGATGTAGAAGTAAAAGATAAACTTGTCAAAGTCCTTGATACTATTACAAAACTTGAAGAAGTACAACAAGCAAGACAAGAAAGATTAGGACCTGAAATGACACCTAGAAGAGGTGAAGAAGGTGAAGAAGATTATATACCAGGACCTATAAAAGAATTTGGCGAGAGTTTACATGAAATTGTAACAGGACCTTTTGTGGCATTTAAAGGGTTGGCTGATAATGTAAAAGAATTTGGAAAACCATTTAAAGCATTAAAAAACAGTATGGAAAAATTTGCTGGTGATGATGAAGAAGATAAGAATAGTCCATTAGGTCTTCTTACTCTTGCATTTGTGGGATTAGGAAAAATAGTTAAAATGATTACTACATTTTTTATGATAACCTTTTTACCAATATTCTTAAAAGTGGCTACCGCCATAGCAGTAGTAGTAGGTGCCTTTACACTAATTAAAGGTGCAATTGAAATGTTAATTTCTGGAGTAACAGGTGCATATAACTATATTGCTTCATGGGTTCCTGGTTTAGACCCAATTGGTGCTTCTGCTGATGAGAAGACTTTGAAAGGGGCGACAGACAGAGGTGTAAAGAGTACTAGTCAAATGACTGAGGAAGAATTAAAAGCGGATGCTGCTATCAAAGGAAGAGAAGCAGACGCTGGGGATGCTTCAGGATTTAAAAATGATTTCTTTACAGGTGAAAGTAAAAGAGAAACTGCTGAAAAGGCAAATAAAGAATTAAAATTTCAAACAGGTTTAAGAAGTGCATTAGCAGATAAAGTAGGTTCAAATCCTATGATGAATATTATTAATAATCAAACAAATAGTAATACATCAGTAGAAACTAAAGTATCACCAAGACCTTCTACTGATAATGTTGAGGCAGTTACTTAATACCTAATTCTTTTTCGGTCATGATTTTAAATTCAAGTCCGTTATCAGAACAATATTCTTTTGCAGATTTCCATTTAGATATATTCTTAATGAAAGTTAATTGCTCTTGAAGATATCTTTTAGTTTTACGAGAACGAGGTTTAGGTGGTTTACATTGTATGGCAGGTTTAACTTCAATCATAATCTTTCTACCATCAGATGTTTTAATAATAAAATCAGGATAGTATTTATGTATTCTTTTATCAACAGGACTAAGATACGGAACATACATTTCTTCACTTGCCCATTGTAGTATGTCAGTATTTCTATCACAATATAACATGAATTTCTTTTCCCACGAAGAACGATATACAATATTATTTGAATCACCTATATATTTCTTAGGATTCTTAGGTTTGAAGACACCCTTATGTGGTGCTTTATAAGTTTTATTCTTTTTAGATGATATCATATGACTATTTATGTTATAAATATAAGTAATAATAAGAGGTAACTATGAGTATACTAAGAAACATGTCTAACTTGATGTTTGGGCAGACAAATACAACACAATCAGAAACATCACAAATGCTAGGGTCAAAACTAGCACAGTCATCCTCATTAAATTTATCTGATAGTGATATTCAACCATTAGAAAATGACCCATTCACATTTACATATTTTCATTATCCCCAAGAAGTAGGACAGTTAGGTGATGGTCATTATGTACAATTTGATATATTAGAAAATGTAAAATCAAAACTAGTAAATCCTACTACTGCTAATCAAGATTTAGATTTAACAATAGATACAGATGATGTAGATTCTGCTTATGGTGAAATTGCTGATTCATTTGGTTCAAAAGTTTTAGAAGGTTTGGGTAATTGGGCTTTTGACCAAGTAAAGGGTGATGATTTACAAAACATAGACTACTTAAAAAAGACAAAGGCAAATGCTCAACAGGCAGGTAAAAAGATTTCACAAATGAAAAACAAACCTAGAGATAGATTTGAAGACACACATTCACAAACAGCAACCTGTAGTATATTATTATATACACCTGCTGAAACAAAGTTTGAATATAAGGCGAATTATGATAATGCAGAAACAGGAATGGTAGGTGGATTTTTAGGTGATACAGGTGGTAACCTTGCAGACGGAATGAAAGGTGGTGAAATGTTAGGTAGGATTGCTCAACAAGCAATACAAGGGGCAGCTGAAATGTTTGCACCTGGAATTGGTGCTGTGATAGATAGAAAATCAGGTATGGCAATGAATCCTAATTTAGAGATGGCATTTAAATCTGTACCATTTAGACCATTTAATTTTGATTTTAATTTTGCACCTAAAAACAAAAAAGAATTAGACCAAGTACATAAGATTATAAAACTATTTAAGTTTCATATGTTACCAGCATTATCACCTGCTGAAGGATTTTTTATAAGTCCATCGCAGTTTCAATTAACTTATATGTACAGAGAAAACGAAAACACATATATACCTAAACTTGCAAAATGTGTATTGACAAGTATGGATGTAGATTATTCACCAGGTGAAAAGTTTACAACACTAAAACCAGATTCAGATGGTGCTTCACCACAACATATGGTAATGAAATTACAATTTAGTGAGATGTCTATTATAACAAAAGAAACAGTAGCAGGTGGGTACTAATGTATTTTGGCAACTTCAGAAAAATAGCATATAGTCTAGATAAGAAATATTTTAAATCAGTAACAGATATAATGTCTAGAGTTAAAATACGAGATGGTATTTTAGATAACATAACTTTATATAATAAGTATGATGTTAAATCAGGAGAGACACCTGAAAACATTGCATTTAAACACTTTGGCAATCCAGAGTTACATTGGGTAATATTACTTACAAATAATATTCAAGATAGATACTATGACTGGCCAATGTCAGAATCAGATTTTGAATTGTTTATAAAAGATAAGTATGCAGAACCAGGTGGTATACATCATTATGAGATAACACAATCAAGTGGTAAACAATCAGGTAATGGTCCAGATGATTACTCACATAAAATAGAAGTTAATAGTACAGTAGCAGGTGCCACTTCAGTATCTAATAGAGAGTATGA